CGTCAAATCGTCGCAGATAGGCGAAATAGTCATAGACAGCGGTATATTCTTTACCGATATTGCCGAAGGAACAGCCAATAAACGGATCGTCGTACCGAGAGGATATGTGGCTCTGGCCGTGGCCGTTTATAATTACAATGCGTCTGTATTGAAAAATGTCATCGTGCGAAACTGGACGGATGACCTGGCGTTCATGTACGGCGCGACGATCAATAGCGCACGAGCCGTGTATTCAGTCTCCGCCGCCGGTAACAAATCCGTATATAGTGGGATAGGTACCACGATAGACCCTACTGCCCAATGTCTTAAAGTTATGGCGACAGGAAATACAACGTCCGGAGGTATGCGAGTAAGAGTAATATGTAAATATTTAGGGGTATGAGAAAGAAAATCGATTTCCCGCCTTATAGCGAGGCGGAAGCGATGCAAATCGTGGAGGACGGCAGCGTCCTGTGCAACCTGTACGGGGGAAAGATTACCGATGAACGGGGATTGGAAAAATGGAACTACACAGATTCCGGCATTCTGTTTCCGCCCGATTCGGAAATTCTGTCGCTGACAGATGACGAACGCCGGCAGATAGAAGAGGAGTACAACCGTAACGAACTGACCCTCGCCGAGCTCGAAGCCGAGCGGGTGGCGCAGCGCGAAGAGGTGGAATCACTGCATGTACACGACGCCTAACCTTTGAAATCGCTATGGAATACCTCCCCGCAATCATCAGTGCCCTCGGAACTATTATCGCTGCGTGGTTCGCCTATAACCAGTACAGCAAAAACAAGCTGACCGACCTGAAAATCGAGAAGTTCAAAAAGGACGAAGAGACGAAAAGCATCCGTCGGGCCGACAATTCGTCTATCGTGTACGGTGAGTTGTGGAGCGTTTTGCACGAGCTGGATGCCGATCGGGTCTATATCGTACAGCCGCATCCGCTCGGCAACGAGAGCCTGCTGTCCGTCTATTACGAGGTCAAGCGCAAAGGGGTGGAACCGATGAAACCGCACATGCAGGGCCTTCCGATTTCGGAGGTGCCGAAGTTCAGCAGCGATCTGGTGAAGAACCTCTTCCTCTACATCACGGACATCGACAAGCAGGTGAACGACAAATATGCGAAGTCCATCCTTTCGAGTTACGGATGTCGGGCGGCCATCATCAAACGGCTCAACGACAACCGCCACGACTGGATAGGCAGCATCTTCTGCGAGTTCACCCGCCCGCTGTCCATATCGGAGGAGAATGCGCGGGAGATCACGCACACGGCGGCCATGAACATCCAATACCTGCTGCCCGAGTATCGATAACATATATTGTTTTAACCTTAGTACTGTAAAAACCATGAAAAAGCAAGTCAAAATCGCGCTCTGCGTGTCGGCTGCCGTCATTGCGCTGGTCGTTCTGTTTAATCTCCTGCCGAGCGGCATCCGCACCACGGCGACGCTCTGCGCAGGATTCGGGGCGGCCGCAGGAGCCGCCGCAGGCTGGCGGGCAAAGATGTGGTATGACCGAATGAAAGGATAATAGGTATGGCAACGTATTTCACCCTTTCCGAATTGCTGCGTTCCGATACGGCCGCAGCGCGCAACATCGACAACGCGCCGTCGCACGACGTCATTCGCCGGCTCAATGCGCTGATGGATGAATGCCTCGATCCCGTGCGCGAACTTTGGGGCAATCCGATCGGCGTGAACAGCGGCTACCGATCGCCGGCGCTCAACGCAGCCGTCGGCGGCGCTGCGGCAAGCCAGCACATGAAGGGCGAAGCGGCCGACATCACCACCGGCAGCGTCGCGGATAATCTGCGGCTGTTCGAACGCATCGCAGCCAGCGCGATCCCCTTCGACCAGCTCATCGACGAGAATCGGGGCCGCTGGATCCATATTTCATACCGTGCCGACGGGAAGAACCGAAGGCAGGTGTTGCATCTGTGAGACGACTGCTCGCATACTTGTTGGCCGTGCTCATCGTCGGTTCACTGTTTTTCGGCTGGGGCTACCGCCGCGGGGCGGCTTCCGTCGAAATGCGCGACAGCACCGTTACCCGATGGGTGCCGTGGCCGGTTCCCGTGTACGACACCATTCGGGAATCTTATCCGGTCGCGGTGCGCGAACCGGCCGATACGGTGTGGAAATACATGAGTGTAGATACAGCCGCAATCATCGCCGACTATCTGCTCGAACGGGATTACCGGCTGGATTTCTCCGCCGATTCGACCGGAACATTCCTTGTCGATGCGACCGTAGGAGAAAACCGGCTGTTGCGGGCTTCGGCCGTAGTAAAGCCCGTTGTCCGTGAGATTACGGTTACAAAACTGCATACCGAGGTGCGGCCGCCGCGCTGGGAAATGGGGCTCGCCCTCGGAATCGATCCATACAACCAGTGGGCGGGCATCTACGGACGCTATACGAGAGGCCGATGGAGCGGTGAGGTCATAGTAGGGTATGATCCGATCCGGGAAAAACAATATGTCGGCACGAAAATAGGATGGGCCGTGTTCCGATAACTCGTTGCCGGAATTATTTCCCGATTCCGCTCCAATCGAAAAGATTCATTACGGCTTTGTTGGCGTCGAATATGACACGCCAGTTTTTCACGAGGTAAATATCAGTGACTTTCATGGATGTGTCAACGTGATTCAACGCTTCATGAATCACGTATTTGTCCAGTCCGGCTCCGCCCTCCTCTCGGGGAGTCCGCGCTATGGTTGCCAGGAGTGCCGCGCAGCGTAGAACGTCAGGCCATCGACGCCTATCGCCTCGCCGACATCTTTCAGGCCTTTGTTGATCGCTTTGTTGAATGACACGCGATCTTTGTAGCGGAGGTAGAAGTGAAGCAGCTGTTTCCCCGTCTTATCCGAATAGCGAGCGATCAAAGGGCTGACGCACGGCTCTATCCGAACGTGCATTTCTGCACGGTCCGTGCGGCGGGATGCGGTTTTTTGCCGGAAATACACGATTTCGTCCTTCCTGGCCGGCGGGCAGGTCAGCAGATCGGCGCTGTTCATCCCCATCAGTGCGAACGACAGGAGGAAGCAATCCCGCGCCATCCGAGCGCGTTCGTTGGCGAGTGACAGCAAGTCGATTATCTGCTGTATCGACAATTCTATATCTAACATTGATAATTTGTTATATCTTTCTTTAAGGCACTCTTGTTCGTAGATATACCGCGCTCCTCCAAGTGCTATAAGGTTGGCTGTTTTGTCAGTCTTTTCTAAGTGTATGTCGGTCTCATGTGCCGCACCATAAGAACAGAGAGACAATATTACACGTTGGGCTTGGGCTTCGTCTGTCGCTTTCTCGTGTATGACATAGAGCATAATGTGTTCGCTTTCTGACATTAAACCGGACAGAATCATATCCGCAAGAGTTATATCCTTCTCTTCCATTTATACACATATTATATATCATAAGAAAATTCTATCAAAATATACTTGTATTAATAAAATTTTCTCGTATATTTGCATTGTCAAGTTCATGGAACGGTAACCGTTTCGATAACCGAACGAATAATATTAGATGCAAATATAATGAAGAATCAAGAGATTACAAACAAACTGACCAAAAAGAAGATCCGATTCATCGATGTTGCGCCAGTGATAAAGAAGGAGATCGCCGCAGAGCTGGGGTGTACGGTTGACACTGTGAATAACGCATTGAATCTCACATATCCTACCTATGGCGAACAGCCGGATCACATCCGCCGGATGGCTCGTGAACGCGGGGGATTCGAGAACACCAAAATCAGGTGGGTGCGTGAATAACAACGGATGACAGGAGAAATTTAGAGAGGGCGGAAATTGCCCGCCATATCACGGTCAGAAGCTATCGGTATACCGTTCGAACCGAAGTTCTTACAGTTGCGCGAATGCGTATTCTGACGCGAATTTGAATCTTTGTCATAATGCAAAATTTTGTGAATGATGAACATCCGAGATATACAGAATGCGCTGATCGAATCGGCCGATCTCGTGGCTTTGGCCGTGTGCCGTCGTAATGCTCCGAAGTCGGACATGATGACACGTCGGAAATTGCACGAGAGCTATCCCAACGACTGGCTCGACTATCATATCAAGCGGAAGAATATCCAGGGAATAAAGGCCGGAGCGGCTAAAAACTCTGCGATACTGTTCAGCCGGCTCGAAGTCGAAGCGCTCCTGAAAGCCGAGAAGATCGACGGGGCAGGATTGAAATGAGAGCGCCCCGAAGCCGGAGGTGTTCATGATTAGAGTTTTTGAGAGAAGGGTGTTTTGCGGCTTCGGGGCTTGGCAAAGGTTTGCGCGCCTTTAATGTGCTGTATCTTTTCATATTTATTATTGTATTCCTCGCTGTCCGCCGTGAGGCTCGCAGCAGGATGACGGCCGGGAAAGACCGGCAAAAGGTGCCGCATTGGATGGGCTTGCCTGTAAAGGCCGCAGCGGGTTCGAGTCCCGCCGACACCTCAGCGATAGCCACCCGCAGAGGTGAGGGGTTTGGTGCTCTGGCAAAATCACCCCAGCCCGCAAGGGCAGAAAGAGTATCGGGTAGGCCGATAATACCCAAATCGGCGGGTCGTGGGCAAGACTCGAAGAGACAGCCCCGCGACGGCGAATAGCCGAAGCGCAACAAATCGGCACAGGCTCCGAAGCTGCGACGACACGAGCGGCGAGGACCACCGGGACAAATGAATCCAGTGCGCCGTGGTGTAGGGGCAACACGTCACCCTTTGGAGGTGAAGTCGCAGGTTCGAATCCTGCCGGCGCGACAAAATAAAAAAACAAATGAAAAAAGACGAACTTCTCACGGTTTTCGGTACGCACGATATCCGTACCTTACCGGAATGTATCATGAGCCTGCTATTCGGGGATCAGGAAGTCCGCGACGACGTATTTCGCGAACTTATCCGCTGCCATGCAGGCGATCTTTCCTACGATTGGTTTCAAGAGGTCTACGAAGAAGAGTTATCCGAGCGGCGGAAGAAGGGTCAAGATTTCACACCTCGGGAGGTCTCTATGCTTGAAACGCAACTTACCGGTGCGCGCGAATTCACGCGCTGCGCGATTGCTGTTGTCTCCCGTTGGTGCGACAATGTACTCACGGGCCGCTACTCGTCCGTCGAAAGTGTGGGCAGCAAGCTCGACTGTCTGGAACGCATCTACAAGAACCGATAAAATAAACGATCATGGATTCATTCGAATTGAAGCCCGCGCCTCTCTGGAAGAGAGTGGCCGGTTATTTCTGGTGCATGTGGTATAAACGAGTCCATACTCAGCGTCGCAAACGCGATCTGTTCATCTATCGAGAGCGCAAACGTCTCTCCGAACCGCAAGTGTTATGGCCGAGCTTGTGATCCTTGTTCTTTTCTCGTGTGCGATCCTGATCGCCTACGGGTTTGCGGCCGCGCACAGAGCATATTTCGAACGGAAGTTTAACGAATTCTTCAACGAACGATGAAAAGCAATGTCATCATGACCCGCCCGCTGGGTAAATTCGAGGTATACCAACGCACGAGAGACGGCATGTTCAACGCGACGTCGTTGCTTGCGCAATGGAACAAAGCCAAGAACAGCAACAAACGAATACAGGACTTCTTTGAAAATCAGAACACCAAAGATTTCATCGAGGCGCTGATGGAGGAGGAAAATTTAAAGGTGCCAAATTTGGCATATTTAAAAACACGCGGCAAATACAACGGCGGTACATGGATGCACCCGTACCTGTTCGTGAAGTTTGCGATGTGGCTCAATCCCCGCTTCGAGGTTAAAGTCGTGAAATTCGTTTACGACCAGCTGATCGAGTACCGGCATCATGCGGGCGACAACTACAACGTACTTGCACGGTCGATCGCCGCGCTTCCGGATGTGGATTATTCTCAGGTTGCGCGGGGTTTGAACTGGATCGTCTTCAACAAGCATGAACGCGACATCCGGAACACGGCATCGCCGAATCAGCTTCGGGCGTTGGACGACCTGCAACGCAAACTGGCCTTCTCGGTCGATATGGGGTATATCCGGACGTTCCCCGATCTGATGAACTCCATGCGGAGAATCTACAATCGTCAACATGCAAAATTCTGAGAAAAGCATGAAAACGCCAAAAGAAGAATACGCGGTTTATCCGAGTTTGAGTGTACCGGCCCGTTACGGGTATGACCTGCACACGAAGTCGAAAGACGAGCCGATTGTGGTGGTCTGCGGTATCGAGGAACCGAAAATACATCTCGTTCCTTCCGAACTGCAAGAGTTCGCCAGACAGATTAACGAAGCGATCACCCATGATCTCGGGCTGGAATCCGGAACCTGCGAGGTTGAATATAGAGGTCTGACGGCTTCGGTCGATTTCTACGCGGAATACGAATCGCGCATCGGCGGCAGCCACGACGACGGCAGTGTGGAGCGCTACGCCGAATACACGGGCGACAGGGTATGCGTTCGCGTGGTATATGACCAATATGGCCGAGAATATCCGGACTATGCAATAATCCTTGAAAAGCAACTCAACTAACCAATCTGTCACACATGAAAACGAGAATCGAAATCTACGAGATCGCCCGTCCTACGAATATTGTAGCGTCGGGGAGTTGGAGCCGCAAGTTGCGGACGCACGAGATACGCAAAGAGATCGCGTACATGATGCGCCATCTCGATGCGAAGAAGTTTACGCATCGAATAGTCGAGGATAAGTAGGATATGAAAACACGAACTATTACCCCTGAACAGAAGGAGGCATTGGATCGGCGTCTTCCCGATGAAGCCGTATCGCAGCATCCGACGAAGAAGTTCCTGTCGTCTATCAAGTCGATTTATGTAACGGAGCGACTCAACGAGGTATTCGGAGTAGGTTCATGGCGCGTGGAGACGGAGATCGTCGAACGGGCCGAGCGCATGGTTGTCGTCAAGCTGCGTTTTTCGATCCCTGAATACGGCATCTACTACGAGTGTTTTGGTGGCAACGACAATGTCGATCTGGGCGACGCCTGCAAAGGAGCGACCACGGATGCGCTGACGAAGGTTTGTTCCTGGTTGGGTATCGGTGCCGAGGTATTCAAGGGCAGACAGACCAGCGCGGGGGCGACACCTCAAAGCTCTGTGCAACGCCAGTCGGCAGCTCCCGACCCGATACCGGCAGTCGCACCCGTGCAGTCGGCTCCGAAGAAACGGATCACGGCCGATATGCTGAACGATGCCGTCATGCGCGATTCGTTCATGAACTGGGCATATAAGGGTAGTACGACGGTCAAAGACCCGACGAAATTCGATGTCATCGCCTTCCTTCGTCGCACTTACGATGCGGACGATACGACGGCGGTAGTCTTCGCCAAATTTTACGACGAATATCTAAACAGTAAACAGCAGAAACGATGAACACGCAGCCGATATTGATAAGCGAGACGAGCAGCCCCGCGGAGCTGGCGAAGCTCGCCGTCGACGCCGTTACCCGCGGAGACGTCGATCCGCTCGTCGCTTACGAGAATATATCCCGCATGGAGAAGGCGATCGAGCTGTTCAAGAAGTCCGAAGAGGTGCGCGACATTACGTTACGCGAATTGGCCAAATACGGACACGGGAAAACATCCTCGGACTGTACGATCGAAGAGGTGGAGGCCGGCGTCAAGTACGACTACTCGGGCTGTAATTGCCAGGCTTTGGACGACCTGTACAAAATGCGTGATGCGGTCATGGCCGACATCAAGGAGAAGGAGAAGATATTGCGGGCGTTGCCGGCCTCCGGCCTGACGGATCCCGCCACGGGCGAAATTTTCTATCCTCCTGCGCGAAGCAGCAAGACGATACTTAAAGTAACCTTCAAAAAACGGTAGCAATGGCAGATTTAATCAATGTATCGCTCTGCGTGAGCGATATTCCCAGAGACAAAATTTTCGTCGCCGAAAACGGCAAGAAGGACATTTCGATATGCGTTTCGGAGCTTCGCCAGCCGGATCAGTACGAGAATACGCACTGCGTATTCATCCGTCAGAGCAAAGAGGAACGCGAACGAAAAGACGCGCGCACGTATGTCGGCCGAGACAAGTCAGTTATCTTCCGTCCTGCGGAACCTACGCCGGATCAAGTCTCCGATTTGCCCGTAGCGGATAATACGGATGATCTTCCCCTTCTGACGATGGATATGCGGATTACCGATGCGGAGGCGCGGGAAGCGCTCCGCATCCTCCGCGTCCTGTCCCGCATCCGCGGGCATACGTTGCTGACTGCAAAGGAATTGGATGCGTTACGCCGCGGAAGGTTGTTATTGAAGAAAATAAACAAACGTCATGACAAGGATCGAACAGATACGCAGGGAGGCGCGAGACATCCAGAATCTTCTTGAATGTACGACTTTTTCCGACATCGATTCGATGGTGGGGCGGCTGGATCAACTGGGTGTATATTATGCTCGCAGCGGGGCGTTGCTGAGCGAGGTGGTCGGAATGCGCGATGCAGCTGTGGCCAAGCTGTTTCACGACGAGAAAGAGACTATTCTCAGCCTTTCCCCGTCGCTTGCGAACAAACTGATCGGCAGTGCGTCTTCCGAGCTGAATGCCCTTGAAAAGTGGCTGGATCGGATCAATGCGGCGTGCAAGCGCCAATGCGACAACCTTCGCACGATGATAAGTTTCGAGAAAGAGAGGATGCGATTATGAGCTATATAGACCTGATACGCAAATTTTGGCAATTGGATGCAACGTGGCAATTTGGCTGCTGTGAATCGAGGCTTTACTTCTACCTTGTAGAACAAGCGAATCGGTTAGGCTGGCCGAATAGCTTCACGCATTCCGACAGAAGGCTGTCCGAGAATGTAGGGGCGTCACGCAATGCAATTTCGAGAGCAAAAAACCGATTGGAGCAAGCGGGTCTGTTACATATCATAACGGGAGGACGCGGGAAGGGGAACCGCACAGCTTTTTCATTCGTTGAAGAACCGAATCCCGAATCAGGCATCGTTTCAAATGGTTCAATTGGCTTAAATATGAGCCAAAACATGAGCCAAAAACGGAGCCAAAAACGGAGCCAAAAACGAAGCCAAAAACGAAGCCAAAACGAAGGCGATACTTCTTGTATAGAAGATAGACTAGACAAGAATAATATTACCCCCTATAATCCCCCTAATGGGGAGATAGTCGTACTACCGCCCTTCTCGGAGAAGGCAGAGGTAACTGACTCCTCCAACACCCTCCCCCAGTTCCGCGGCACCCCCTCCCGCGAGTTCTTGGAGTTTCAACAATGGATTTCGGAAAATGCACCGCGAGTCGCGAAAATGAAAGAGCCTTTTTCCGAGGCGCAATTCTCGGCTTTAAAAGAGGCTTATGCTCTTGACTTCATCCGCGACCTATTGCGCGCGATGCATAACTACGAACCCTTGCTGAAACGCAATCGTTCGGCCTATCTGACATTTCTGAATTGGGCGCGTCGGCGTAATGAAACGTCGTTGCTCCGTTCGAACACTCGGCATCCGGCTACGACCTACCATGCAAAACCGACTCAACATTATGATGAATTCTGAATATGTCTTACGAAGAAATACTCAAACAACTACAAACTGAGGGTGATCCGGTTCCATGCGCACGCTTCCGGTTTCGGATACCCGATGCGCGGACGGAATTGAAAAACGCGCTGGTTACTGTGCTGTCGGCAATGGGAGAACGATTGGTATGGCTTCCCGAATACGACAAGGTTGCAGCGTGGTTGTCGGATAACAACGGTAAGGGACTTTTGCTGTTCGGTAATTGCGGACGCGGAAAATCCCTGATAACCCGCTACGCCATTCCCATGCTGTTGCGCAAGTTCGCTAATCGAATCGTTACGGTCGTGGACTGCGGAGCGCAGGACGTATGTATCGACGAGGTATTAAAACGCAAGTTCATCGCATTGGACGATATAGGTGTAGAGGTGGATCGCGTCGAATTCGGTACACGCCGGAATGTGGTAGTCGAGATCGTGAACAAGGTGCAGGATAACCCCGATCGGATGGTTATAGCTTCCTCAAATCTGTCGGGTGAAGGCATCAAGGAACGCTATGGTGACCGGATATATGACCGTATTAAATACCTGTGCTATCGTGTTGCGTTCAATGGAAACAGTCTGCGCAAATGAGGCACGTTGAATCTCGTTTACAACAGTCGTTCGTCCGCTGGTTCCGGATGCAATATCCGTCCTATGCACTATGTCTGACGAGTGTCCCGAACGGCGGACTCCGGAGTAAGACCGAAGCCGCAATCATGAAGGCCGAAGGTATGACGGCCGGTGCTGCGGATTTGCTTCTGCTCGTGCCGAGGGGCAAATACGGATCGCTCGGCTTGGAGTTCAAGACACAGGGAAAGGGCAGTCGTCAGAGTGCCGTACAGAGAAGATGGCAGGAATCCTTTGAGGCTGCGGGGAACAAGTATGTTGTAGTTCGCACGCTCGAAGATGCTATTGCTGCCGCAAATCAATACATGAATCCGGATAAACAAATTTACCACAATGGAATCAACGAAACAGATTAAAATCGAAATCCGCAACCGTTGGACTGGCTCGGTCGTATTTGAATACACGAAAGAGGGAAACACAATCACCGAAACGGTTTTGGACGCTATTAGGCGCGGTGCCGACCTGCGCGGCGCCGACCTGCGCGATGCCAACCTGCGCGATGCCAACCTGCGCGATGCCAACCTGTGCGATGCCGACCTGTGCGATGCCAACCTGTGCGGTGCCAACCTGTGCGGTGCCGACCTGTACGGTGCCGACCTGTGCGATGCCAACCTGCGCGATGCCAACCTGCGCGATGCCGACCTGCGCGGTGCCAACCTGTGCGATGCCGACCTGCGCGGTGCCAACCTGCGCGGTGCCAACCTGTACGGCGCCGACCTGCGCGGTGCCAACCTACGCGATGCCGAGGGATGTTATCTATCATGTCCGACTGAGGGTAGTTTCATCGGTTGGAAAAAAGCCTCTGGGCATATCGTAAAATTACGAATTCCGGAAGATGCACGGCGCAGTTCGGCAACGGGACACAAATGCCGTTGCGATAAAGCATACGTCATGGAGATTCAGAACATGGACGGCACCAAGGCAACTGAGGATACCGTTCGTGCCGACCATGACAAAAACTTCGTCTACACCGTCGGTGCCACAGTCGAAGTTCCGGATTTCGACGATAACAGGTGGAGCGAATGCGCACCGGGTATTCATTTCTTCATCGATCGCAGGGCAGCGGTGGAGTACTAATGACGCACGGTTCTCTATTCAGCGGCATCGGCGGCTTCGACTTAGCGGCTGCGTGGGCCGGCTGGACGAACGTCTTCAACTGCGAGATCGACCCGTTCTGCCGGCGCGTATTGAAGTATCATTTTCCCGAATCGGAACATTATGAAGACATACGAACAACAGACTTTACCGTTTGGCGCGACCGCGTCGACGTGCTCACCGGCGGTTTCCCGTGCCAGCCGTTCAGCCTCGCGGGCAAACGCAAGGGTACGGCCGACGACCGCTACCTCTGGCCCGCAATGCTCGGAGTTGTTCGGACTGTTCGACCGCGCTGGGTCGTGGGCGAGAACGTTCTCGGAATCGTTAATTGGTCGCAGGGAATGGTTTTCGAGCAGGTGTGTGCTGATTTGGAGGCGGCAGGATATGAGGTGCAAGCGTACCTTATACCAGCTGCGGGCGTCGGTGCTCCCCATCTGCGATACAGAACATGGTTTGTTGCCCACCGTGGTGACGCAAGGGCTGAAAGTTCATGGCAAGAGCGATTCGGAGCCATTGTCGCCGGCGATGCTTCCGACACCGGTCGCGTCGGATTGCGGGAGCGGGCGTGTGAACAGGAGCTTGTCGAAGGGTGCATCCGAGCGGCCGACGCTCGCGCTTGCAGCGCGGATGGGGCTGTTGTCGATGCCGACGGCCTGCGATGCGAAAAACAATTCGTTTCCTCTCAGTCATGCGAAGCGGAAGAGCGGAGCCGTCCACGACGTCATGATTTCGCATCCGTCCCGAACTGGGAAGGGTTCCCGACTGAGTCCCCGATATGTGGCCCAGATGATGGGCTTTCCGCCGGACTGGACGGAATTACCTTTCCGGCATGGCGCCGCGAGTCGATCAAAGCCTACGGCAACGCCATAGTCCCGCAGGTGGCGCTGCGGATTTTCGAAACGATAAATGAATACGAAAAGCAATGAAGACAGACAAAAAGATTCTCGATGCATGCTGCGGATCCCGTATGATGTGGTTCGACAAATGTTGTTCAGAATCTCTGTTTATGGATATTCGCCGCGAGGAACTCATCGCTTGTGATGGGCGTCATATCAAGGTGGATCCCGACATAGTCGGAGATTTTCGGGCTATGCCTTTCGACGATGAATCGTTCCGGCTGGTTGTATTGGATCCGCCGCACCTCAGAAAATTAGGCGGCACGTCATGGTTGGCTCAGAAATACGGAATGCTTCTTCCTTCTTGGGAAACGGATATACGTGCTGCTTTCGATGAATGTATGCGGGTCTTGAAGCCGGAAGGAATTCTGATATTCAAATGGAACGAGGATCAGATAAAAGTTCGGCAAATATTGGACATCATCCCCTATAAACCGTTGTTCGGACACCCGACATCCAAACACGGAAAAACGACATGGATGTGCTTCATGAAAAATTAACCAAGTAATTAAAATACGAATTTGAATACCTCAAAATAAGTTAGCTATGAAAAACAATCAGGTAAAAAATCACTTTTCAGGACAATGAGCAGACGGCTGTCGTCCAGATTACCCAAAATGGGAATGAAGTCTCCGTCTCCACCAAATTCACGCCGGAACTCAATATGGATGACCCGAACGATACCCCTGCATTGAACTGGGCCGCCGTATTTCTGGAAGCCATTAAGAGATTGGGAGAGTAATATGAAAAAGATTATGTTCAACGACCGCTACGGCTTGACGCAGGCGGTCATCGAGGGTCGAAAGACCATGGCGATGATGCTGATTAATATCAAGTCCACCTCCGACGTACAGGTACGAATTTTTGCAGGATACGTCCAAATCATCGGGCGTAGCGGCGATGTATGTGCTGAGAAAAAGCTGTCCTACAAGGTCGGCGAGGTCGTGGCTGTGGCGCAGAGATATCAAGATATTTTCGACTACTCCAACTGTGTCAATCCGTATGCTTGGGAAGAAGATGATAAACCATCTGGTTGGACGAACAAGATGCTTACTAAGGCCGAGTTGATGCCCCATCAAATCCGCATCACCGGAATCAAGTGCGAACGGTTGCAGGATATTTCGGAGGAGGATTGCATGAAGGAGGGTATCTTAGGGGATGTAGAGTACGACAAATACGAAGTTTACGGCCTTTTTGGAAATAGCGATGATGGGTTTGACACTCCCCGCGAAGCCTTCGCTTCGCTGATCGACAAGGTGTCCGGACGGGGAACGTGGAAACGCAATCCGTGGGTCGTGGCTTATGAGTTCGAATTGGTGAAATAGCGAGATTCTCGCAAAATCTCGAAATAATTACAGATATGATGGATGCAATGAAATCGACAAAACGCCTTGAAATCCTCGAAGAATCGCTGAAAAAGAAACAGCAGATCTTCGATAACAGATTGCTAAACCATTTCAATTGTGTTAAACAATCTAACGGTCAACCATTGAATGATAAGCGCAACGGTCGGTCAACACTCGATAAATGGGATCGACAGAATGATTCACTCCGACGTTTACAGGCAGAAATCGAAAAAACGAAGAATGCAATCGAACGAGAACGAGGGAAAATATTTTCTGTCGAAGCGACGAAAGAGACGCTTCCGGCAGAGATACTCACGATGGTTGAATCTGGCACATTGATCCAATGGCGCAAATATCCGAATATCTTTTTTGTCCCCGGCGTCGATAAGGCCCGAATAATATGGGATGAGAGGAAACGGATTGTCGCCCATAAGTTCACAAATACATTGACCGATACAGAACAGCGAAAACGCTTTGCAGAGATTTATAATCGGTTGTTTGAAATTTTCAATAGGACAAAATAGCGAGGATATCATTGAATGAGTATCAAGAGCAGGCGATGACAACCTGCATGGAGCGTTGCAAGCATGACACCTACATGTTGTTCGGACTGATGACAGAAGTGGGTGAAATCACCGATAAGAACGCGGTGTGATCGACGGGAACGGTGATAACCGGTAAAACCAAATGTGAATATGAGAGAAATTAAATTCAGAGGCAAGCGCCTCGACAACAATACACAAACTGGCCCTGCTGATGGCTGGGTAACAGGGTTCTACTATCAAGGCCTTTGCGAAGGCGAGGTAAGGCATTTCATTGCATCGTACCCCTGCGTATGGGAGGTCGATCCCGCTACCGTCGGCCAATACACGGGGATGAAAGACAAGAACACGAGAAAGGTCTATGAGGGCGACGTCCTTACCGACAAATTTGAAAGCGTCGGAGTTGTCGAATGGCAAAACGGATGTTTCGTTGTGAACTTCGGCGACGAGGATAGTTTTATTATTTCCGATTGCTTTGATGATTTATATCAGATGTGGGTCATCGGGAATATCCACGACAACCCCGAAATGCTGAAAGGAGGTGAATGATGAAAAGCAAAGAAGCAAAAGAATTTATCGACGGGTGTATGGATCATCTCACGGTGGAGATGACTGACCATGCCAAATGGCAACTTTGGGCTGCAATGACCCGTGCGGCCGAACTCGCCGAGCAGGATACCGAGCAGCGGATGCGGCAAAAAGCGGTAGAGGCATTCAAGTCCTCCTGCGAATACAAGGACGGTTGTGGCGGGATCGGCAGGGATTGCCACCCTGTACTGTGTGAAGATTTGAGATCATTTATCCAAAAACTAAACGAGATATGAAACTGACGAAAAGCGAAGAGTGGACAATATCCTACCTGAAAGGTAAAGACTATGTGTCGCCGTCGGTAATCGGCAAGACACATTCCCAAGCCTTTGGGTTTAGTGAGACACACCACAGCAGTTGGGCTTCGCCTATCTGTTTGCGGCTGGTGAAAAAGGAGTTGTTGCTGCGCAATGATAAGGGGCACTATAAACTGAACGAAATATGAAAACGATTAAAGAACGGGCAAAATCATACGCGCGAAAAGTATGGCGCGGTGGGGTCAGAGACTTTGTCGGACACAAGAAAGCAACTGAATTGGATTTCATCGCCGGTGCACAATCCGAACGGGAAGAATTGACCCGCTGGAATGATCCCAACAAGCCGCCGACGGATGAGATGCGTGTCATTGCAAAGGTTGTGTTACCCAATGGCGCAACGCTCGCAACGGGTGCATGGTATGCGGTCAACGAATTCCCGACTGGCTGGAGCGTAGACCTCGACAGAACGTTCGAGAATCTGCATGTTTTGGGCTGGCGACAGATTTACGAAAACGAATAGAACGATAGACATCTTGACTCCACATGACGGCGTGACGAACGATAAGATAGCCAAAGCGCAGATCGAGGCCGTCGAACGAAAGCAGAACGAATACAAACTGATCGGACAGATGGTTCGGGTGCCCGGTCATACCCTCTATAAATTCAATACGGTTACGCGGACAGCGTCGAGAGCGGAAGTGGAGGTGTCGGCCTATTCGTGGCTGAATCCTAAGAACATGAAGGTCGAGATCGACCGCAAATCGCGTGTCAAAGTCGAAAAGGACTGTTACTATGAGCAGGCATTGAACATAAAGAACTTCATCAAGCGTCTGCGCCGGCGGGGTATCGTCGGAATGGACGAGGTGGTGAAACTCGAAAGGTAGGGAAGCCATGAAACCCAGAGATGAAAAACGTTACACCCGTCCGGTCGGCGAGAGGTTCGAGTATGAAGGCGAGACCGCAGAGGTTGTAGGGTATGATCCGAATAAAGAGGGATGTGCATGTTGGGATTGTGCGTGTTTTGGCAATTGCTCTTACAACGAGATGACAGGCAGCTGTCGTTGGTACGAACGAGAGGATGGGACGGATGTAATATTCCGGAAAGTAGAACAGGTATAACTGTTTGATATAAAAAGAGGCGATCCCGAAAGATCACCCCTCACCCAAGAACAAAGGTAGTAATTAATTCGGGATTTGCAATGAACCATTTTATCTCAATTCAGGCCGCAGCCGATGAGTACGGCATTTCGGCACGTTGGATATGGAAATCGATTCGAGTGGATCGGACACTCGGCACAGTCGTCCGCAACGGGCGGATCTATCTGCGCCGCATCGAGTGGGAGGCATTTGTCGAACGGCATCCCCGATTGATCGAAGAGTGGCATGATTTACATGCACACCTACAATACCGCTATATCGGGCAATGAAAAAGAGCGAAAAGTTGAAAGAATCGTCTCCCCGATAGGCGATCTTTGCATATATGGGCAAGCTCACGATCAAACAGGAAAAGTTTTGCAATAAGTACCTCGAATGCGGTAATGCGTCCGAGGCATATCGCTATGCTTACAGATGTTCGAACATGAGCGATAACACGGTATGGAATAATGCCTATCTGCTATTACAAAACAGCGAGGTTGCAGCGAGGATCGAATATCTGAAAACTCACCTTGCCGAGGCTGCGGGCATCTCGGCCTTGCAGATCATCCGCGAGCACCAGAAGATCGCCTTTTCGGATGCGACCCGCATTCGTAACGGCTGGATGTCGCTTAAAGAGTTCGAGTCGCTCACGGACAATGAGAAGGCATGTATAAAGTCGATCAATACCAAACAGGTCAAACGGATCGCTTCGAATGGCGATGAGATTGTCGAGGAGTTCGTGAAGATCGAGTACTACGACAAGCAGAAGAGTCTCGACAGCATCATGAACATGTTGGGTTACGCAGCGCCGAAGGAGGTGAAACTATCCGGAAAGATAGAAAATCCTGCCGTCGCTCCCGTCGTCATTCAAATAGACGCGGAGGATGCGTTGTCGATCGAAAAAACACCGCCTGCCGATGCATCGTCTGCCTGACATCCGCACCTATCGGGGGAAAGTGTATCGTTACCTCATGTATCGGTACATGCAGTACAGGGAACGGGATGCGGTGTTGAAGATTTTTAATGAAGGGTCGAGCCGTTCGGGGAAGACCTACGATGCCTTCGATTTTCTGTACGACATCTGTACGCTCGCACTATCCCCGCTCAATATCTTCGTATATCGAAATACGTTGCAGGCCTGCAAGGAGATCGCCCTTGCTGATTTCTGCAAGAAACTGACCCTGCGCGGCGTCTACGATCCCGATGCGATGCGCAGCGAGAATCAACATCCCGACTACTATATCAACAACTCCGTGATCCATTTCCGCGGATTGGACAGAATGGATAGCCGTGAAGGATACGATTGCGACATCATCTACATCAACGAGATGCTGGACGACATCTCGAAGCAGCAGTACAAAAATATCACGATGCGCTGCACAACGATGGTCATCGGCGACTGGAATCCCAAATATACCGAACATTGGGCCTTCGAACTGGAAGGGCAGCCGCACACCTATTTTACGCACACGACATACAAAGACAATCCGTTCTGCCCGCCTGGGGTCATACGAGAGATCGAATCCTATGAACCTACACCGGCGAACATTGCTGCGGGCACGGCCGACGAGTGGCGATGGAAAGTCTATGGATTGGGAATCCGTGCGGCGAAAGAGGGCCTTGTTTATCCGAATATCGACTGGATCGATGAATTTCCGTCCGACCTGGAAAGGGTCGTGTTCGGCCTCGACTTCGGATTTACGAACGATCCTACGGCGCTCGTCCGTCTGGGGCTTCGGGGGCTTGATCTATACATGAAGGAAGAGTTTTATGCACCCTGCTCCGATCCGGCCTTGCTCTATGATGCGATAGAGGGGACAGTCGGGCGGATGCCCATATTCGCCGACTCGGCGGACAAATACGCTAAAAATCCCGAATCGATGGTCGACGGCCTGCTGCTGCGCGGGCTCAGCGTGGTGAAGGCGAAGAAATATGCCGGTTCCGTAACGGACGGAATTCACATGGTCAAATCGTTCCGCCTCCATATCGTCCGCAGCCGTAATTTCCAAACCGAGGCCAATTCCTATGTGTGGGATTCGGTGAACGGCATTACGATCAACCAGCCGATCGACAAATTCAATCACTTGTGGGATGCGGCCCGATACGCTGTAATGGAGTATCTCTATTGGGTCTGCAACCGCCGAAAATGAAAAAACAGCGAAAAGTTCGGAGAACCCTCTTTTATCGCCCTTACATTTGCTTCAAAGGCTATGTGCAATGAGATTCAGCTTGAAGTGGCGAAGTAAGAGTCAGGACTTGACGACGAAATCGGAGTGCGGAACTCCGACAGCGGAGGAACAGCGGTTCGTCTCTGTGCGCGATTTTCTCTCGGCAATGGGATTGGGCGGCGGTAGTACGATCGACTGCGACACCGTTGCCGGACAGACTATCGCTTACGCTCGGTGCAGCGCGTTGTTTTCGGTCGTGACCAAGAAATCCGCGGCAATTCGCAACGCCCGCTGGTGGGCTGTCGATCCGTCGGACGACGCTCGCCAGGTCGCAGGTCGCACGGAGGAACTGAACAGGTGGAAGCATCCGAATGACTTTCAAACGATCGAGGATTTCACGGCGATGATCGAAGCCTTCAAGGATATTTACGGAAAAGCCTATATTCTTCGCTGGGAGCCGGTCGGTGTGCCCACGGCCTACGAACTCTACGTGATTCCGAATCCGCTTGTTCAGAAGGTGACGACCTCCGAATTCACCGGTTTCCGGCCCGATCCGCAGATCGATTATTATATGGTTACGATCAACGATTATCAAATTCGTGTCGATCGGGATCAAATGTTCGTCGTGCGGGATTCGGCCTATAATCCGAATATCTTCGGAGCATCGCAGTCGCGTCTGTCAGCCTTGCAGAACGCCGTCAATCCTTTCGTGTCGTCATTCGAGGCGCAGAACGAACTCATCATCAACAGAGGGGCATTGGGTATCATCTCGTTGAACAGCGAGGATTTCCGGACATCCGTGTTGCCGGAGAACAAGGAGGATCGGGAGCAGGCACAAGCGGCCCTGCGGCGATACGGCGTGATGAAGGGCCAATATAAGTACATCGTGACCGGATTGAAGGCCGCTTTCGTGCAGATTTCGGCCAACATGAAGGACATGAATCTCACGGAGGTACAGCGCAATGCCAAGAAGGAGATCGCCGATGCCTATCAAGTGCCGTATGTACTGATCGACACCGAAGGTACGACCTATGCGAATCTTACGGCGGCCGAGGTCAAATTGTACAACGATGCGATCAAACCGGATGCAGAGCGAATATCGGAGGTATTGAACGCGGCGCACGGGTTCGACGGATTCCGCATCGTTCCCTATTTCGATCACCTGTCGATCTTCCAGGAAGCGAAGCGGCTGTATGCCGACTCGCTGACGGCGGCCGTGACGGCTGCCAGCAACGCGATCGCCTCCGGTCTCATTACCGAGCAACAGGGGAAAAACATCATTGCAAACATTCTGGAATAATGAACAAACTACTGTATAAAAAAGTCATGAGCCGCGGCGGGGCTTTCAAGCAAGCGCCGATATTGAAGGCCGATGTCGTGGACGAGGAGAAACACATCATCCTCGTGAAGTTCTGTTCGTTCGGAACGGTCGATTCGGACGGCGACATGCTGATGAAGGGCTGCATCAGCAAGAGTATTCAGGAGCGCGGGCCGGCGTCTGCGACGAACCGGAAGATACAATTCCTGTGGCAGCACGAGACGAAGAACCCGATCGGCCGCATCCTGTCGATCCAGGAGAAGGACGACGGCGGATACGCCACGGTGCAGCTCTCGGATTTCGATGCCGTGCCGGACGCTCGCCGCGCATGGGTGCAGATGCACGAAGGGGTGCTCAACCAGTTCTCGATAGGCTATCGGTATGTATGGGACAAATGCGATTACGATCCCGACCTCGACTGCCTGATCGTGAAGGAGATTATTCTGCACGAGATTTCGGTCGTCACCTTCGGCGCCAACGAGCACACGGAGTATATCGGCGACATGAAAGCCTTGGACGACATGGAACGATATATCAAGGCATTACGGGAGACCGCGCCCGATGAATACGAAAAAGTACACAGCAGAATACTGTCGATGTTCAAAGCCGAGCCGGCCCCCGCGCCACTCACTTCACGCAGTTCGGTATTCGAAAAATTAGGTCAAATCAAAAACTGAAAAACATGGCATTCAAATTCAAGAAATTCGAACTGCCCGACAGCGGGGAGTTCTCGGATGTGGATCGCAAGGGCATGGAATTGCTCGGCAAGCACATCAACGACCAGCTCGAAATGCTAGCCGAGGGGATCAAATCGGAGGAAGAGATCGTCGAGTCGGTAAAATCGTCGCTCGGGAAACTGGGCGTGTCGGCCGAGAAGATCGCGGAGATCGAGAAGGCTCTCAAGGAGCAGGGGAGCGAGATTCGCCGTTCGATGAGCGGCAGCGCCGGAAAGGGCCGCACGATCCGCGAGCAGATCAAGGCGTTCCTTTCGAGCGACGAGGCGAAACGCGCTTTCGCGGAGAAACGCAATACGGCGCTCGAACTGGAGATCAAAGCGGCGGCTACGACGATCACCGTGGCGGCCAATACCACGGCGGTTGCAGCGCTCAACACCGAAGTAGACCGCACGATTCATTACGCGCCGAGCGAAGACACGCGCGTCGTAGAACGGTTGTTCAAGGGCTCGACCAACTCGCCCAATATCACGTGGGTGGATCGCAAGCCCGGCAACGGCGCTCCTGCATTCATCGCCGAGGGGGCCTTGAAGCCCGCTATGGACTGGTCGTATGTCCCTGAGACGTCGACGGCGAAGAAAGTGGCCGTATCGGCCAAAATCTCCTACGAGATGCGCGACGATTTCGACTATATGCAGTCGGAGATCGACAACATGCTGCGCACGTCGCTCGTTCAGGAACGCACGAAACAGCTGCTCACCGGTGACGGCACGGGCGTGAATCTCAAAGGCATCTTTACGGCTGCTGCCGCCTATACGGCCACCGCGCTCGACGGGACGGTCGAAATGGCGAACAAGGCCGATGCGATCCGCGCAGCGATCCTCCAGATGCGGAACCTGAACTTCTATCCCGACGTGGTGATGCTCAACCCTTCGGATCGGGCCTCCATCGACCTGACGAAGGATTCGACGGGTCACTACATCTCGGACGAGCTGTTCCGGCTCATCCGCGGGGTGGAGATCGTGGAATCGACCTACGTCAAGGCCGGCGATTTCCTCGTTGCCGATACGAGCAAATGGAACGTTCGCCCGTACAAAGGCATTCGCGTCGAATTCGGGTGGGTCGACGACGACTTCCAGAAGAATCTCTTCACGGTCATCTGCGAGGAGCGTCTGCACTCGTACTTCGCATCGATCGATCAGGGAGCGTTCGCTAAAGGCACGTTTGCGACCATTATCGCCGCCTTGCAGAAACCGGCTGCCTAGTCTTCGAAGGTGGCAGCCTAAGTCAAACACGTTAAACGAAAAAGAATATGGCAACGAAAGAAGAAAAGACCAATGTGGACTTCAACGATCGCGTGACGGTCTACGGAACCGGCGGCCCCGGCAATACGCTGGAGAAGGGCAAAGCCTATAAGGTGCATCCCGTACATGCCAAGACGCTCATCAAGTTGGGCCGCGCCACCGAGAAACGGTGAAGTAATTTCAGGACGCAGGGGTTTGATCGCCCCTGCGCCCGCTAAATACATTTCCCATGATTATCGACAACACCTATTTCGAGAAGGATCCGATCTACATCTCCGGCATCGCCAATCGGAAGGACGACAAGCCGACGGCGCTCGCTCAGGCACTCATCGATTCGGCGAACTCCTACATCACCATTTACGAGCCGAGATTCCTCCGCAATCTGCTGGGTGAGGCACTGGCGGCGACGGCGGAGGGGAATCCGCAGATCGTTGCGCTGCTCAGAAACGAGGCGACCAAGACCTCGCCCATTGCGAACTATGTCTATTTCTACTGGCTGCGCACGCATACTACGGTCGGCACACCGGCCGGCGAGAAGGTGCAGCGTGGGGAATATTCGGACGAAGCGAGTCCGCGCATCCGTGCCATAGAGGTTTGGAACGATATGGTGCGCCAATGCTGCGTCCTGCGGCCGAAGCTCGTCGAACTGGGGGCCGTGCCGGACTATTGTTCGGCAATTTTCGAACCCGCAAACTTATTCGGATTATGATCGTCAAATCGACCGATACCGTTCGGGACATCATCATCGGCAGGGCGGCATTGTTCAACCTCGAAAGCCGTCGGTTTGCAGAAGAGATCAAGAGACGGGCGGAACCGGAATGCTGCGTACTGCATCGGCGGTGGCTGCCGGACAGGCGTATTGCGGCCCGCGATCCGAAACACATGACGATGCGCGATCTGGCGGTGCTGAACGCGACGAACCGCTCCACCGATTACTTCGTCAACGTGTTGTCGCAAATGCTCGGCATCCCGAAAGAGAAGGTCGCGGATTTGCGGTTCATCCGTGCGTACCGCTACTTTCTGCACTGCATGGACACGCTCGCGGCCATCTCGAAGAGATTCGCCGATCTGAAAATCGAACCGACCGACGAGGAGCGGCAGGCGCAGATCGACCGCCCCAACCGAGGCATCGCCGCCGTGGTGCGCAAGTACGTGCAGATCATGAACGGCGCCGTATCGCCCGCGTCGGTCTACGGCATGGAGTGGAGCGTCGTCTACGAAGCCTTCGAGTCGACGACGAACGACGTGATCGAGCAGCGCAATCTCAGCAGGATACAAACCTCTAAAATCAAAAGAAGATGACCGACAACAAGGAATACGAGTACAGGGTCGTCGGGCAGACGCCGCCGGCCCGCCGTATCGTGGGAGTGAAGATAAACTCGCTGAACGACCATATCGACAAGGCCGCCGGGGCGTGCGGCTTCGGTTCGTATATCTATGCCCGCCTTAAAGAGACGAACTACATCCTGGGAACGATCACGGAGTATCCGGTCGTCGTGCGGCAATTCTTCGAGACGATCACGCCGACGGATCTCGATGGCGTCTACAAGCGCGCCTCGAAGTTCCTCTTCTGCGGCGACCTCGGCGAAGCGGAACCCGATACCGCGACGCAGGTCATGCCGATCGTCGAGGAGATGATCGACCGCTCGGCGGAGTTTTTCGAGGCATTGCGGGATCGGGGAGTCGAGGTGCAGGTCACGAAGATCACCCCGTTCGCCGCCCGATTCGATCAGCTGGTCTGCGGAGTCGAATGCGAGGCGACGATGACCTATTCGACCTGCAACAATGGATAGGATCGACAAGATACTGCGCTATTTCGATCCGCAGCGATTCATCGAGGTGTGCGAAGCGCGGTTCGATACGCTGCGCACGCAGGTCGTGGCGAATCTGCAAACGAAGACGGGCAGCAGCGGAAAGCGGGTCAACAGCCTCGGCGTGCCGGAGTGGGCCACGGGCGCGACGGCGGCATCGCTCCAAACGCAGGTCGAACAGAACGACGACGGTTTCGAAGCGGCGTTCGTCGGCCGGCAGGGGATCGCCGGCGTCGATGAGGGGTATTCTGCGGGCGATGTGCAGGCGCAATACGCCTCCTTCGATGCCTTTCTCCTTGCGATCGAACGATGGGCGCAGGCCAAAGAGGGGCTCTACGGCATCGAGGAGATCGACGCCTACGCCGTGGCGGCGAACGTATGGAGCAAGGGCACGGTGCTCTACCGCGAGGGCGGCGGTACGGAGATTCTGTTCGACCTGTTGCAGCCGGCCGTGGACGACATCGACCGGCAACTCTCCGAGCAGCTCGACCGCAGCGTGTTTACGATGTTGAATGAAACAATCAGTGATTATGCCTAAATATAGATTAACACCCGCCATTTCGCTGGCGAGAAACTACAATACGGTCGGAGTCAGCGAAGCGCCGACACACAATGCGGTCGTTGTCAAAGTCGGCGGCTATACGTTGATGCGTTCGATCATCAACGGTTCGGCCGTATTCCCGATGGACGATCTGTTCGAAATCATCGCACAGGACGGGAATGCGCAAACGACGATCAGCCTCGAAGTAGACGGGCGGGCGATCGCCTCGTCGCCGCTCTATCTGCTCAAAGGGGCGTCGGCGCGCGCGATGACGAACAATGCGCAGGCCGATACCCCGATCAGCTGGCCCCAGCCGTCGAAGATCGTGGTCTTTCCGGCGTTCGATTACAGCGAGCAGATCCTCGTCAACTCCTATACGGGCGTCATGCAGGACTTCGCTTTCACCGATGCCGACAGCGGCCGGCGGGAGGTCTATTCGCGTGTCGATCCCGTGTTCTTCCTTCCGATGACCTTCTTCCGCGAATTCGGAGGCGGCGAGCGGCAGTTGATCGTCTCGACGGGCGGCACGACCGGCGCCGTGAAGAGCGCGCGTCTGACGGTCGTGGTGAATCATTGCGACAGCGGATCGTTCGTGCGCTGGCGCGATGCAACGGGATTGATGCGTTACTTTCTCTGGCATCCGACCGAGCGCGTCGACGACGTATCCGAAGACGAGACCTTCGAAACGCTCTCCGAGAAACTGACACCCGAACGCCACCGCACGATCACGGCGACCACGACCCATACGCTCCATAGCGGGCTGGTCGACCGCGAACTGTTCGACCTGTGCGCATCGATTCTCTCCGGACGGGAGGTGCAGCTGTACGACGCCCGGCGGAAGGTGTGGATCGACGCCTATGTCGAAGACGGCGACATCTCGCGGACGAATGCCTGCATGCAGGACTGCGTGGTAGAACTTTCGATAAAGCACTTGACGCTATGACGAAGGAACTCTACATAAACGGTCAGTTGTGCGATCTGGAAGATACTCCGTCGCTGATCTTCCAGTCGCCGGTCTTCAACGATCTCGACGTGATCCAGAGCAACCGCAGCGCGGAGATCAATCTGCCGCTGACGCCCCGCAACCGCAAGGCCTTCGGTCTGATCGACCGCATCGACATCTTGGACGATTCGGCGGCATACGGGAAGCATTCGGCAGCGTACTACCTCGGCGGCTTTCCGATCTTCACGCGGGGGTATGCGATGGTTACGGACGTAACCGACACGATCAACATCACACTCGTGTGGGGCAACATCGACAACTTCCAGCCGTTGTTCGACGCTTCGCTGCGCGATCTGCGCGAGCAGATCATCGAGGTGGCGAGAGCGGATTATGTCGAGTGGAACGAGAATACAAGCTATTTACTTAGGAATAGCCCGGTTTCTCCGTATACCGGTTTTATCGCAGTTGATTTCGGCGCATCGCTTATCGAATATGCAAAAGACTCTTCCGGTAACTGGTACATACCCGGAGAAAGCCGCCAATACTGGAAATATACGCATCCGTCTATCTACGTGGAAGCCGTATTAAACGCAATAGAACGGTACCACGGAATTATAATAGAAGGCAAAACTGCACTAAGTCGAATAGACGGTCATGATTTGTTAATTCCGCTCGTGTCGAAAAACTCAGGGCCGGATAGCTGGTACTCGGATCGGTTCGAGGCAAGTTCCGCCTATTTTACGAATAGCGATAATGGATATTATCCGCTGTTTTATCAAAAGGGTAATATGGTATGGGATAAGAGAGGGATTGTTGTCGAAGATGTAATAAATAAGGGCTTGCCTTCGGAGGTGAAAGTATATAAAGAGTTCTATATTGCCAATACGAAAGTAGTAGACGTGTCTATACTTAGTTATGACGGGAAGCCTATAATTTTTAACGGACATCGACGGGATGCGACGAAACCTGTCACATTGCGTCTTGCCGGCCGCAAAACAGATGATACAGAACAGGTGTTGCTCGAAGTGTCCGACATTGGGAAATTCGGTGATATTACCCGCTTTTCACTCAGCGACATTTTCGATAAAAAAGAGGTAAACGTCGAGGAATACAATGTGATCTGGTGGAGTTTGGAAAATTTCGTTACGAACGGTGGCGATCAAACTCTCGTTTCGGCCCGGTTCATCATCACGCCCCATTTCGACGATATATCGTTTCCCTCTCCGTTTCCGATTGCCGAGAACCTGCCGGATATGACGCACGCGGAGTTCCTGTCGGCATTGATGACAATGGCCGGACTTTTCGCCTATCCGGACAGTTCGGATAGCAATACGATCCGCATGATGTCGCCCGATCGGTTCTATAATTCGACGGACACGATCGACTACGACTATCGCATCGTCGATTCGGGAGACAACCGGACGCCGAGCACGCAAACCGACAGACGAATCGTCGACAGTCATCTCGACGCAACGATTCAGGATTGGAGCCGCAAAGTGATTCTGAACGATCGGGGCGAAATCTGGCGGCCGGAGGGGACGGAGTTCACGATGGGGGATTATGCCCAGACCAACACGCTCGACTACGACAACGACGAGGACGCCGAGATGTTGAACACGCAGGGCATCATCTCCATCGACAACGAGAACATCGAGCTGGAGAACGAATTGGTATCATTGAATTTCTCGGCTTCGGCCAATCGTTTCATCTACAATACCGACAGCATCCACGACAAGACGACATTTGCCGTAGTTCCATGCTACGATGTCAAAAAGGATAAAGACGGAAATACCACCGATGTAACCTATAACGAGCCTTCACCTCGGATTCTCGCCTTGAAAATAACGACATCCGACGGTTTGGCGCATTTCGAATACGGATACTTCCCCCGCACGATGTATTTCGGCGGGTCGGAGGGTATCGTGGCGAAACGGTATGCAGGCTACCAGCGGATCTTGAAAAAGTTCCGCATGATTACGGTCTACGTCAAACTGACCGTGGCCGACATCTGCAATCTCGACTATCGGCGGCGGGTTTACCTCGACGTCTACGGATGCTATTTCGCCATCTACTCCGTCACGACCGGTGAGGATGGTATATGCGAGTGTAAATTGATCAAGCTGTAAAAAATAGAATAGCGATGATTAAAATACAGATAAGAGCAATCACAATGCCTACTACGGAGCTGCTGGATTTGTTTTCACTTAAAATGGTAGTAACGTAGTCTTCATATGACATCAAACATCCCTTTGCATATGTCCCCCTAACAAGATTACCTTGTGTGCACACATATTTATGGTCGGGCGTGATTTCCTTGATGCGCATCTGTTGCCACGTAGCCGTATGAACAACAAGAGTTCCCACGGGCCATTCCCCGACAACTTTTTGTTCGGTTTTTTGTTCGGACGATGTTTGCTCTAAATCATGAGAACTCATTGCAGCGGTAGCTTTTTGAGTTGAAAGATTAGATAGTAAACCCTTGATTTGACCTACATCGTTCGTCATTCCCCAGAGTTTGAAGAAAAGAACGATTTGCAGAATGCCGAATACCAGCATTACGATTCCGATGATTGCATAGATGCCTGTCATGATGATTGAGATTTGGTTAAGAACAAAGATATGAAAAATAAAACAACTTATCAAAATGGAAAACATTGATAAAATTATCAATATCCGCGTAAAATACTCGGATTTGATCAAGGGAATGTCCGAATCGGCCAAACGTATCGATACGCTCAACGACCGTATCTCCGAATTGAAGTCCGGTTTGAAGGGACTTAAAGCCGCACGCAAAGCCGGAACGATCGACGAGGAGGCCTATAATGAACAGGTAGCCCAAACGACGCAAGAGTTGATTGCGAATAGGGAAGAGGTAAAGGCGCTCCAATCGGCGATGCGATTATACTCACGCGAGATTCAGGACAACATCAAAGAGGAGAAGAATCTCGAAGGTTCGGTAAATGGGCTGCGTAAATCCATTCGCGATCTTACGGCACAGTATAATGCACTGTCGGCCGCCGATCGAGAGGGTTCCGTAGGCAATGGGATAGCGGAGCGAATATCCAAGATGCAGGCGCAAGTCAGTGCGGCCGAACAACGGCTGGGGAATTTCCGTTCGAATGTAGGTAATTACCAGTCGGCATTCAACGGGCTGAATGTATCGGTGTCGCAGATCGTTCGCGAGTTGCCGTCGGCCACAATGGGAGCGAATACGTTTTTCCTCGCCATCTCGAACAATATCCCGATGCTTGTCGACGAGATCAACAAACTTCGTGCGGCCAATAAATTGGCCATGAAGGAGGGCAAGCAGGGAGTGCCGATCCTCAAACAGTTGGGAGCTGCTGTGTTCAGCTGGAACAGCCTTATATCCGTCAGCATTACCTTGCTCACGGTATATGGGAAAGATATTGTCAGCTGGATCGGGAATCTGTTCAAGGGGCGAGAGGCCGCCATGACAATGGCGGAAGCCCAGGCAGAGGTGAATAAGCAAATGGCAGAATCTTCCGGCAATTATGGTGATCAGGTTGCCGAACTCAGGGCCTTGCAGCTGCGATGGAATCAATTGGGAGGTGATCTCAAAGTAAAAACAGAGTTCGTTAAAAAGAACCAAGAGGCATTCCATAAGTTGGGAGTTAAAATTAATGATACCAATGACGCAGAACGGTTGCTTGTTGAGCGGACTGATGATTTTGTTCTTGCGTTGCAAGCCAGAGCCAAAGCTGCGGCTGCGCAGAAATTAGCATCGGAAGAATACGAATCTTATTTAAAAGTTGTAGCTGAAACGGAAGATGAACTTGCGCAAGCGGAACGATTAAAAAGCTTTTATGTAAAACAAAAAGCAGATCGTGAAAAAATGTATAGCGGGCTGACTGCCGATATATATCAGCGTCAAATACGAGCTTCGCAAACTATGATAAATCAGCAGCAAAAGATAATAGACAATATCCAAGAACAACGAAATGCTGCTATGAAAAACGGAAATGTTTATGCTAAATTGCAAAATCAATATGAAAAGCGAGCAACAGATATTCTCAACCAATTAGAAATAAAAGAATACGATCCGAATTCGGAAAAGGTAGAAAAAGATGCTTTAAAGGCTGCCAAGACCCGCGCCAAATCCATCAAGGAAGTGAAAGATGCGGCCCTCAAAGCGGAGAAGGATTATTTCCAACTCGTCCAGCAGATGCGTACCAAGACGAAAGAGAGCGAGTTAAAAAGCATTTCTGAGCAAAACTCGGTTGCGAAAAAATCGGCAGAAAAGCGAATCAGCGAGATCGACATCCTGCTGAAAACCGCCGAAGGAGAGCAGGCGGCGTGGCTCCTTCAAGAGAAAGAGACGCTGAACAAACGGATATTGGCTCTGGACGAAAAGTATCAGAAAGACCGAATATCCGTCGAGGAAAAATACAGCGAGGAGGCGTTGCGCAAGGAGTTGGCGCGTGAGGAAGCGCGCATCAGGGCCCGCCTCGGTATGGATGCCCAGATGGATGCCCTGGCTCGTGCGCAAGTCAAGAACGAGAACTATTCCGACCTGGAAAGCGAGGATAATGGGAAACGTCTCTCCGCCCAGCGGGCGATCGCGCAGGAGGAGCTTCGCATCGCTATGGATAAATACCAGGCACTGCTGAGTATGGACGAAGCAACGAAAGAATCTCTGTATGATTCGGATGTTGCATACCAGACGGCCGTTCTCAATGGTGAAATGGCGGTTCAGGATGCGAAATTGGAGACGGCAAGAATTACCAAAGAGCAGGCTGAATATCAGCTAAACACCACATTGACGGCGATGTCGACGATCAGCGGTGCGGCAGCCAATCTGTTCAATACGCTGGCCGAAGATAATGCGGAGTTTGCCGAGTTCGCAAAACTGCTGGCGCTGTTCAATATCGGTGTCAATACGGCGTTGGCGATCTCCGAAGCGATTGCAGGCAATGCCGCGCGTCCGATCAAAATGGCGGCTGCGATTGCGGCTGTCCTTTCCGCTATTGCGCAGGCGTACCAAGTTTTGAATCAAGCCGAGAAACCGGCTACGCCGAAATTTGCCCGCGGCGGTCTTGTGACCGGCCCCGGCACGGGTACGAGCGACAGCATCCCTGCGCGGCTGTCCAACGGCGAGGCCGTGATGACGGCCCGTGCGGTCGTGGATTGGGGGCCGGTGCTCTCGATGATGAACGTGTCGAGCGGCGGCAACGCCATTCCGACGCGGCATCTTCCGGAGAAGAGTTCGGGGATGCGTCAGATGGAACAGATGTTCGAGCGCGTGATGCGCCGGCTTCCGAACCCTGTCGTGACGGTCAGGGATATAAACAACGGTCAGCGGCGGGTCAAGGTGCAGGATGAGACGGCGCGCTACGCCGGACGCAAAAGGTAAAAAACAGCGAAAAGTTCGGAGGAACCCTTCCTGCGTATCCTATATTTGCTTCAAACACGAATTAACCCTTTTATAATAAATAAAAAAAACAATGGCAGCATGTATCAATGATCTGGCAGGCGATATCCTGCAAGATTGCAACACGGTCTATGGGGTGGGCGTCGAGAAGATTGCCTATCTTATCAGGAAGTCCGATCTGGACGTATCGGCGACGACCTACACCAAACCGAAGATCACCAAGATCGCACTCAAATCCGGCAAGAGGGCCTATCGGTTCTCGATTCCCTCCAAAACGCCCTACAACGGGCTGATCTACGAGGATCAGAACGCCGAAATCGGCATCGCCATCAACAAGACGCTGCCGCTGCGTATGCTGGCCGACAGCCCCGCGAACTCGCAGAACATCGAGGCGTTCAAGAACGAGGACTGGGTCGCTATCTACGAGAACAAGGCGAAGGGTGCGGACGGCAGCCAGGCGTTCTGTGTGATCGGCTACGAACAGGGCGCATCGATGCAGAACGCGACGCTCGACAAGTACGGCGACGGCTACAACGGAGGTTGGGGCGGCGACCTGATCGAGCAGAACGCACCGACGCCGCAGATCTTCTTCGACGCCGGCGGTATCACCGCTTCTCGCACCGCGCTGGAAGCATTGTGTACTCCGTCCGAGTAGGGGGTATGCAACCGTTGGACTGGTACATGGAGAGGTGCGCATCGGGCGCCTCTCTGTGCATGGAAGAGAAGAAGCGGATCGAATCGGATTATCGGGAAGTGTTCGGGCGTCCGATGCTTTCCGATTTCAGCGGCCGGTGTCCCAACCGGTTCCGTGATGCGGCCGCGATGATCGCCTCCTATTTGCGGAAGGAGCAGAAAGGCGCAAACGGCGGTTACATGCTCAAATCCGGCATCGTGATCCGCTATCGCGGAAAACTCTACACACACTTGAATCTGACGGCCGCAGCGGCTCGGCATCATCTCAGACAACATCCGTCCAACGTACACGATTTCCTGCGTCTGGGCGATCTACCCAAAACCGAATGACACTATGGCAAATTATAAGATCAAAGACTTACAGCAAGCTCAGACCCTGAACGGCGCGGTTGCGTTGGAGATTCAGGACGGGGATAGCATGTCCACCTTCGCCACGCTCGACCAGATCGCCGAGTTTCTGGGGAACACAACCCCTGTGGTGTTGTTGACCAAAGCCGGCCCCACAGACGACAGCTATCTGCCCGATATGTCTGCCTCTGAAATCGCGGCAGCATACGATCGGATCGTTGCGGATCCGATTCACACGGTACCTGTTGTCAGGATTCCCGATAACGGAGGACAATACCTCGTACCGTCAGGATATGGAGTGCATGCCGATACGAAGGCCGTCATCGGATATTATGCATCGCAGACATGCGTGCTCCCGTCCAGTCTTACGTTGACATCGGAAACATTTACCTTATCGAGACTGCCGTATACGGCATCATCGATGGAGTGGGCCGATCTGCTCAACAACACGGCCCTTCCCTCCGGTTATCTCGGCATCGATAGCGACAGTACGAGCGAAGAGATCAGTGCGGCCGTCGGGGGTGTAGACGCATTCAGAAAATTATGCTCGAAGTTGCTCAGGCGAAACTGTATCGTCGTTGTGTCGACCGATCCCGCTGCGGCGAACAGGAATGCATCTATTCCTGTGATAGTAGATGTAAATAGGGGTGTTGGTCGGCCACTGAAAAGAACACTCAAAATCGAATATATATCTTCGGGGGAATACATTGCATTGACCATTACAGAGTCAGGAGGCACCTTTTCGGCGATGCGTACCTCTGTGTCCGTATCGGATATTCCCGATGCACTCGCCGGCAAAGCCGACCTCGACCCCGCGACGGGCTTCGTCAAATCGTCGCAGATAGGCGAAATAGTCATAGACAGCGGTATATTCTTTACCGATATTGCCGAAGGAACAGCCAATAAACGGATCGACGTACCGAGAGGATATGTGGCTCTGGCCGTGGCCGTTTATAATTACAATGCGTCTGTATTGAAAAATGTCACCGTGCGAAACTGGACGGATGACCGGGCGTTCATATACGGCGCGACGATCTATAGCGCACGAGCCGTGTATTCAGTCTCCGCCGCCGGTAACAAATCCGTATATAATGGGACAGGTATCACGATAGACCCTACTGCCCAATGGCTTAAAGTTATGGCGACAGGAAATACAACGTCCGGAGGTATGCGAGTAAGAGTAATATGTAAATATTTAGGGGTATGAG